TATCCTATACGGATCTGGACCAGCTACGGTGGTTGCTAGTGTTGTCAAGGGTTCGCCAGATAGTGACTATTCTGTTGAGGATGCTCGTTCTGACATTAAAGCGTACTTTGTTAGATTCAAGAGACTGAAGGCTTGGCTAGATTCTCGTAAGAGCTTTATTCAAACTAACGGTTATACCTATAGTTTCTTTGGTCGCAAGCGTCGTCTACCTAACGTATTCAGTGCTGACAAGGGTATTGCAGCACACGAAGTACGCTCCGGTATTAATGCCGAAGTACAAAGTCTAGCTTCAGACATGAACTTACTTGGTGCTATTGATACAGCAAATGAGATTAAGCTATTGGGTCTAGACGCTAACATTATTATGTTGGTACACGATTCTATTGTTGCCGTAGTAAGAGAGGACCACGTTGAGCAATACTCAGCTATTATGAGGCGTTGTACTCAGAAGGATAGAGGATGCTCTATTCCTATGTTCCCTGTTGGGGTAGATCAAGAGGTAGGGGATGACTATAGCTTCGGAAAGTTTGAAAAGTATTACGACCTTGAGTCGGGTGTCCTTTCCCGTGTTCAGGCTGACGAATACGCAGCCGCTTAAACACGAGGGTGTTGTTTACTATAAAAACAGCTACCTAAATGTTGATGACAATACAGTCACTGTACATATTAAGTTAGTTGATGACGCCAACCAGGGTGCTGGCACCCTGGCTTCGCGCAGACTTAGGATGAAGAATCAGGGCGCTCCATTATACCCACTAAGGAGAGCAATCTTCTTTATGGGTGATTTTCTTAAAATGGCGCGTAGCGATTACTGGTTTATAGACTCTAACGGGTTTATTTTCAAGTATAAAAAGAGTATAAGAGCCAAGCTAGTATTTAGAAAAATTAAACATATTATCCCTGGACGAAGGACTGGTTCCTCGATAGAAGTTTACGGTATTCCAGAACGCTTTAAGACTATGTTCATAGTTAGAAGTTATATGCAGTACGCGGCAATTCTAGAATATAGAGGCTTACATATACTCTATGGTGTATACGACCAGCAATACAAAGATTCATGGAGGCTCATTTAGTGCCAAAAGCAATTATATCAAACAGAATATACTTAGACAAACCAAGCGACGCACAATTAAAATTAATTACCGAAAGCCTTACATACAGACTTGAATCAAATTCATTTCAGCGACTACCTAATGGTAAACTAAATCCAAAGAAGAAGATTGAGTTCCTAAAGAACTATAAGCTATTACCTAAAGGTATTATTAGTTTACCACAGGGTAGGATTGATCTAATACCCGACGACTACGAAGTACTCGATAAGCGCGTATTTGTAGATGTCCCTTTCCCAGACCCTAAGTTTGATCTTAGGGAATCTCAGATAGCGGTATACGACGAGGTAGATGATACATGCTTTATCAACGCTAAAGTGGGTTGGGGTAAAACGTTCACCGCACTACACTTAGCAGCCAAATTAGGTCAAAAGACGCTAGTCATCACACATACAACCACACTTCGAGATCAGTGGATAGAGGAAGCAGAAGCCTTATTTGGTATGCCTGTGGGATGTATTGGTAGTGGTAAATTTGATATTGAAGATCATGCTATTGTAATTGCTAACATACAGAGCCTTATAAAGTATAAAACTGAGATAGGTAGGGAGTTCGGCCTTATCATCCTAGATGAGGCCCACCACGTACCTGCTACTACGTTTACAGACGTAATAGATGCACTCTACGCTAGATATAGGATTGGTCTTAGTGGTACAATGCAACGTAAAGATGGCAAACACGTACTACTTACTGACTTTTTCTCAAATGATGTACATACCCCTGCTGTAGACAATACGGTTAATCCTATTGTTAATATTCTGCGTCCGGGAGTATTTCTAGACCTTAATATGGCGTGGGCCAATAAAATTAATAAACTACTGTACGATGACGATTATCAGCAGTTTATAGCTAAATTAGCCTGTATAGCCATTGATAAAGGGCATACAGTACTGGTAATCGCAAGTCGTATTGAATTTCTAGAAAAGGTTAAGGAATATGTCGGAGACTCGTGTGTGTTGGTTACTGGTAACACCTCGTTCCAGCAACGAAAAGATATCGCCAAACAAATTGACAAAGGTGAAAAGAGCTGCATTGCTGGTAGCAGGCAAATCTTCTCAGAAGGTATCTCAATGAATAGATTGAGCGCGGTTATCCTAGCAGAGCCTATGTCTTTTGATGGGTTAATTGAGCAGATTATTGGTCGTATTATGCGAAAGCATGATGACAAGATAGCACCTGAAGTTTACGATGTAAACTTCTCGGATCATGCAAGCAGGAAGCAAAATGAGACTAGACTAGGCTTTTACTTAAAACAAGGCTGGGTTGTTAATAGGTGTTAAAATTTGGTCTTGCGCGTATAGCCTATTATTGGTATAATATATGTTCTAGCGACACATTATGATACTATTATTCAACCTTGAGAACTTAGAGACAGTTACAAAGGGTGACCCTAAACTGCTGCGACTTACTTTAAAGCATTTCTATCAAAATGCCCCAGTTAAGGCTAATTACAGGTATACGCAATATAGTAGAAATAAGATGTATGGTAAGAGTTTTCTAAGGAATCCAGAGCCTATAATTTACGACAATCTTACAGACCCCTCCTATGTAGCACAGTATATCAGACTAGCCGCCAGACGGTCCTATATGTTATTTAAAGTTTACTCAGTAACGTATTTAGACCTATCTAGCTACCCCGACATAGATACATCTATGTTAAAACACAATCCATTGCTGAACATAGCAAACAACAAAATTCACTTTAAACACGAGACAATATAAAATGGCACTATCATTCAATAAAACCAAAGGCAAAGCAATCAAGAACTCCGTAGAATCCTACGATTACAAAGACGGTGAAAACACTGTTCGTTTGTTTGGTGGATTGCTACCACGTTATGTGTACTGGCTCAAAGGTACTAATAACAAGGATATTCCTGTAGAATGTCTCTCTTTTGACCGTGAAGAAGAACGCTTCAACAACAAAGAAGTGGATCACGTTCAAGAATTCTTCCCAGACGCTAAGTGCAGCTGGAGCTACTCAGTTAACTGTATCGATCCACGCGACGGTAAAGCTAAAGTGCTGAATCTGAAGAAGAAGCTCTTTGAGCAGATTATGACTGCTGCCGAAGACTTGGGCGATCCTACAGATATGGACACGGGTTGGGATGTTGTTTTCAAGCGTGCCAAAACAGGACCACTTGCATATAACGTTGAGTACACCCTTTCAGTGTTGCGCTGCAAGCAACGCTCGCTAAATGAAAATGAGCGTGCACTTATCGCAGCAGATAAAGAAATTGACGCTAAGTACCCTCGCGCTACGGCCGCAGATGTTTTGGCCACACTACAACGCTTGCAGAATGCTGCAAACGGTGACGACGGTGCAGATGATGCAGGTACCGACAAAGAAGCAGTTAACGAACTTGGTTAATTAATAAAAAGCCCCTCCCTATCGGTGTAGGGGCTTTTTTAATGGAGAATACATGGATAATAGAGAAATACTTGAGAAGGCTATGGCATATATTTATGATTGCATGGCCGAGGGCTGGAAGGTCGAGGTTATTAGCACTGGGCACTTTACAGGCGACGAAGGCCACCCAGCATATATGTTGGAGTTAGTTATGGAGAAGCAATGAAGATACTGGTCACTACCTGCTACTCTCACCTGCTGTATATGATATTACAGGGCGAGAAGTTTCAACATGCAGTATATAAATACAGCTCCTCATCCCCCGACTTCCAGCACGAGGGTGTGTTAGGGTATGTTGAGGTTAAGCTCGATATAGACATTAAAAACCTAGAAAGCTTTGCCGAACTATGGAGTAGCTGGTACATAGCTCCTAACAGTGCAGAGTTTTACCATAAGATGCACTTCTTACAATGATGCGCATTATTAGTATGGCTAAGTTCGAGGAGTATAAGAAAGTGCCTACCAAGTACGTAGTAGTTGGTAGGGATTGGGATAATGGCTACATGTATAAGCATGTAAAATATACGTTAGAAGGATATTTAAAAGAATGAAAGTACTATTCATAGCTGACATACACATTAAGCTAGGACAGAAGAGCGTACCAATTCCTTGGGCCTTAAACCGATACGAGCTATTCAACGACAAAATCTCAAAGCTACAGGAGTCTGTGGATCTAGTTATTTTAGGTGGGGATATATTCGACAGGTTGCCTACAATTGAAGAACTTGAAGTATACTTTGAGTTTATTCAAATCTTTACCAAAAAGACTTTGGTGATACCTGGTAATCATGAGAGCGTTAAAAAGAGCACCACGTTTCTTACTAGACTAAAGCGTACTACC